TTAATGAAGTTTTTTTTTCTGTCTTTGCATCTTTCTGGGCTCACAAATTTTTCCAATAAAGTTAGTTAACCACAAAATACTTTCTTCACGATCTTCAAAATGAGGTATAAGACTTAAATCTACTTTTATCTTGCGATCAGCTAAAGGCAAACTTAAACAATGTTCAAAGTCTATTGAGCTGTACTTCAATTTGAGTCTTTTTTCTGCAGCTTGATTCTTTATCTCAGCCATAATGCGATTTAGATTAACGATCAAATTATTTGAAATTTTATTATTTTCATATACCCGTTCGTAAACTGTCTCAGCTACATCAATGTAATTTATTAGCTCTACATTCTTATTCACGACATTTGTACTCCGTTTTTTATAATTATCCGTCTAAAATAATGTTTATTTGATTTACTAAATCCTTCGCCTAGGTAAAGATTGTTTAAATTCTGTCACCCTGATTTTAAGTAAATATTTGAATTTATTATGCAATTACTGAGTTTTATAATATTTATATACATCTTTGTTCTTAACGCCCCTTTTTTCTATCACTTGCCCATTGAGTTCACCATCAACGCAAATAAACATTGTACTAATCCATAAAATTATGGAGATCAGCTTAACACAAAAAGAAAAAGCCCCCACTAATCAATAGTGAGGCTTTGCCGTATTTCCCGGCTAGCACATTTAAAAATCGATAGCTAAAAAAAAGCCAACTTGTTAGAGTCAGCTTAATTCAATCGTTTGAGAATCATGCTTGCATAGTTATTGTCCGTTGCAATCTTCTATCATTTTTATTTTTATAAATATAATTTAAACCAGCCATGTGACATTTTGATTAAATTTCACTCAACACTTTTTTTTTGTTAAATAAGTCACATTTAATCTTATTAATGCACTAACCATTACAACCAATAAACACAATGTGTATCAATTACTTCTGCTTGATTTTGTAAATTACAGTATCCTTAGTTTACCTAACTGCCAAAATCAATAACACAATGGAACACCAAACACTTTTAGACGAATTAAATTCGCAGATTGAATATTACTCAAAAAGAACTGACTGCCCACCAACTAGAATTCGTATTGGGTATAAAACCTATTACAAATTAATGCAGAATCCTAAATTTGCCGATGAAGTATCAAACTCCGCTTTAGATCCAAACAAACGCAAATACAAAAAATTAAAAATAAAAGTTACTAAGGATGACAATCAACTTGAACTTGAATGATTTCTCATAAAACAGCCTACTCTTTCAAGTAGGCTTTCCCCTTATGACTTTTGCGCTGATCATTAAGGTTTATTGTTGTTTAAAGCAACACTCAGATCTTACAGAAATACTTAACAATAAAATAGCCCCGCCAATAATCGATATTTAGCAGAGCTTCTTAAAGCTTATACAGTTTATCGTGGAAGATATCTTTTTGAACCTGTGCTATTAAGGCAGTAATGTCCACCTCTAGGCCCAACACAATAAGTTCCAGATGTGCAGTAACAAGAGTTATTAGTCGTTTTACTATAACTTCTTGGAGTCCGTGTAGTAGTAGAACTTCTAGTTCTAGTATTATTATAGCCTTTTGATTCTCTTTGAGGAGTTGAGTAAACAGGCTGCCTGTTATCAAAACTCCCTTTTGAATATCTATAGGTGACTGGTGGAGTATAACAACCAGCAAAACTGCACAAATATTTAGTATCAATCCATTGTTGTCTATCCATATTTGGATTTAATAACGCCCATTCATCTTGGTACCAGAATACATAAACTTCACTTCCCCCTTTCAATTTAAAGATTTCTTTGCCATTTGGCATATCCTTGACTGGAGCGGTATCAACACTAATCCAATTTTTAACTGGATTAAACCTTTCAACTTTTTGCTGCGAAAAGTCTATGGACGGTATAGATACACATCCACTAATACCCAAAGTAATAACTAACCCTATTAAATAATTTTTCATTTTATTAACTTCTTAGAAAGAATAATTTTAATGCGAAGTAAACAATAAGCTACCTAATAAACGCAACATATACTTTCATCTAATTTAAATACATAAAGAAAAATTAAAAAACCCGCTTCTAAAAAGAAACGGGTCAAAAAACAAAAAACTTTCAGCGCAGTATTTGTGACATATCATACAAGTTAGAAGATGTATTTACAATATACTTTAAGCTTAATTTTTTGATGCTCTCAAAATATCCAAAACTCGCTTTGACATTTCATGCAAGTTGGACCCTATTGGTAGCCAAAAATGATAATTAATGTTGTCACGGTTAAAAACTTGCTTGTAGTACTCAGTTTTGAATGATGGATCAATGTCAGAAGCCTTAAGTAATCTGCCTTCTTTTTCGATCACTTGCCCATCTAATTCACCACCAACACAGATATTCATTTTTACCAGCCTGGACTATATAGCAAAAAATAAAAAAAATCCGTACCTTGGGGAAAGTACGGACTAAGCTTTTCAACTGAAAAACACTATAATGGAAATAGACATCATATAGTAAGTTTAATATACGATAAATTTCATGTTTTCTCAAATCCTAATTAAAAGCCCACGATTAAGTGAGCTTTTAAAACAAATTGGTGCAACGCTTATAACTTCGTCCACTATATCAAAAATATGCCATAAAGCGTCTAGACAGTCAACAAGTCTAAATTATGCTTTTCTACTAATTGAGAAGCTTTTAAACGTTCAACGATTTTAATCATTAGATCATTGGCAGTTATAACGTCGATTCCTTCAAATGCTTTTAGTGTTAATTGCAATTTATTATTAATTACATTTGTAATTATTGATATTTTACCAAAATAATCAGGGTAGTATTTCAAAGTTTCATTAACTTTCTCCCGACTAACGCCTTCATATAGTTTTACAGTGTATGTTTTCATTTGAACCTCCATTTTGTCTTAATCTTTTATCATGACCTAATAAATAAAATCTAGCGCAACTCACCATAATTGCGACCTGAGCTTTAGATTGGTTTGTTTCTTGAGCAACCTTCAACAATCCTTTATTTTCAACCTTATTTTTAATTAAACAAATTAATGCAAACTTAGTTGTAAAATCTGTTTTATCAGAATTTAATAGACTTCGTAAAAGTGCTTGAATTTGATCCGCCTCATAATCACTGATCTCACATCGAATATAAGATTTACTTTTTTGTACTTCTTTGCCAGCTTCACGCATCAACCAGTAAATTTGATTGATATGAAGCCCATCTGGCAAATCACCCCCTTTCATTCTAACTGTTTCACACCATGCGCCAAACTGCTCTAACCAACCGTCAATAGTATATTTAGACCAATCCATTTGTTGTGTTTTTAAAACTGCACTCATTTTTCACCTACCAATTGCTCAATTTGTTTAATCGCCACGCCTGCTTTCACTTGCTCTGTGCTGAACCGTAAAACTGTAAAACCCATCATTGCTGCGGAGTTGTATTTCTCCATATCCCCTATATAGCCTTTGCCCCTTGTATGACGGCCTCCACTCCAGATCCCGCCTTCCACCTCAATCAAAATCTTTGTACCCGTTATTAAAAAATCTGCTCTCCATTTACGTTCAGGATGGAATTTATATTCCTGTTCAAAACTGATCTTGCATGCTTTTAAATGTGTTGCTAATACCGTCTCGCCTTCACTCGGCTGTCTTGTACCTTGCTTTGCTGAACGCCGCTTTTTATTTTTCTTTATCGGAAATAACTTGCGGTATTCAGCAATGCTGACTGATGACATCAAGCACCACCTTTCAGCAAATTTTTCAACTGATTAGCAAAGCAGTTATAAACTCGTGCTTTATCTTGATCGCCAAAAAGGCTTGAAGCATGAGCATCGTGTTTATACTTTTGAACTAGGTTTTCAATTGAACTTCTTAGCTCAACTAAATTCGCTTGTTGTTCTTTTTGAATCTCCCAAGCCCACTTTCCAGATTTACCCTCAAACTCAATCATGGCTGGCTCCTTTTCCTCTGGCAACTTAGTCATAACACCATCTGGAAATTTAAAATCTCCATGCCACTTCCCGTTTTCCCAAATAGACCAAATCCCACATTCATCACTGTTGTAGTAATATCCAGCCTGCCAATGTGTCGCACCTTTAGGGCGGTGTTTTAATATTTGTTCAAACATTACCGCCTCCGTATATTGATTCGTGGTCGCGGATGGCTTGCTCTAATGCAGGTCTTTCAAATAATGTCGCGTACTTGCTGCCATTTTTATTGATGCGGCTTAGAATCTCTTTAGCTTCTTTAATACCGCCATCAAACGCATTAATTTGATCAATCGATTCCAGCAGGCGCTTGAGTTCGGAAATGTCTACAAAATACTTTTCTCGATCAGCCTTGCTAATCTCTACACTTTGACCACATTGGAACTCGAAACCTTCATTCCATTCAGTTGCGTTAGAAGGTGCTGAATCTACGATTTCCTTCGCGTATTGCAGTCCTTTATCTCTAATCAATTTAGATGCTTTCATGCATTCGCCCCTTCAATTAACTGCAGAATATTTCTTGGAATCGGCATACCTTCACGGCGGCACATCTCGACGTATTCGTGCGGATTGTCAAAAGGATCTGGCCCTAATTCCTTTGTAAGCTCAGGCTCTTTTTCCTTAGCCTTAAGCTTTTGTACTGGTGCAGGTTTACGACCATTGATTTTTAATCGTTCCATCAATGATTTGAGATGCTTTTGAGCCTCGTCATTGCTCACAGGACCGTGTTTAGGTTCTTTGTGTTCTAGTTGTAGCGGTGGAGTGTAAAACTCTTGCTGACGGCCTTTTAACTGAGCTTTAGCCACCATCACGTTGTAGGTCCCGAAGAAATTATCTTGAGCTGCTCGCATTTGGCAGGCTTCGATCAAATACATAACCTCGTCTAAGGCGTACTTAGTGATTTGGGTAATAACCACGGAACGGTCAGTTGTAAACTTACATGCGCGAGACCAAGCTTCTTCTGGAGACATCCAACTTTCACCGATACACCAGGTGCGAAACTCGGCAAATGACGGCATAAAGCGTCCACCTGCTGTAAGTAAACGAGCAAGTGCGTTGTTAAATTGGTTTTGTTGAACGCCAACCAGTGTTTTAAGTGCGATTTGCTCAACCACTGACAGAGGAATTGCACTTTCGCCTGTTGCTGGAAATTGCTTATTGAACTGAGCAGCGTAAACAGTGCGAAGAGAAGCGATTAATTGACGCACTTCGTTCAAGGTAATCTCATGCATGACCTACCTCCTCAATCATTGGAAACTTTTTTGCTGGGGTTACATCCACGATTTGAGATTCGCTCTGTTCTTCAAAAAGATTAGCGAAGTAACCCGACTCTTGTGGTTTTTGACCGGTTGAAGTGATTTGCTCTTGTTTCTTGCGGTTTGCAGCAACTTGTTTCTCGTTGTTTTGAACCCAAGAGAACCACTTAACCAACCAGATGCTTGGTGTATTCAACGAACTTGATTCGTTTGCAAAGTACCAGTCACCGAAATTTTGAATCATGGTTCTCAAGTCGATTTCAGGTACCGAAACAAATCTTTGTTGAGCAAGTGAAATGAAATCGTATTGAAACTCGCTGTATTCAGAAATGAATTCACGCATTGAATAGCGTTTGTGATCATCGATCTGATACTGAGCAAATTGAATTGGAGTTAATTGCGAATTTTCTCCACGCGCATTACTACTACTATCTATATATTGGTTATCGGTTAACGGTTTATGGTTAAGGTTTTTTTGGCTTTCACTTTCAGAACCCAAAATTAACCCACTGGGTTTTTGTGGGTTTTCAGAATTAACCGAGTCGCCTTCACTTTGGTTTTCTTTTGGTTTTTCCTTACGTGGACGCCCACCTTTCTTACCATTTTCACGATTTTTATCCCCTACTTTTTGATAAGCGGCGATTTCTGAATCACAACGTTTGTTGTGAAACCCGTCTTCCTCTTCCACAAAAAACTCTTGCAGCACAATTAATACTGCATCCCTTTCTTCTTGGGTATTTGCACGTAACCGACGAAAAACCGACTGGGTTTCTTTGGGTAATGGTTTTTCATTCAAATAATAAAAATCGAGAGCACGGCGATAAAAGCACTCTTCAACTGGGCTAAGGTGCGCTGTAGCAACCATAAAGTCGCTGATATGGTGGAGATATTTATACATCAGTGACTGCTCCTAATTTTACAAGACCGCGCATTTCCAACTGACGAATAATTCTTGGAGGAATAAATTCGTTGTTGATTTTGTAGCGAATACGAGACTTTTCTTTCACCTGAATTAGTTTGTGCCCATCCTCCATGAGACGGCGAACTGCTATAGCCTGCCCCCCCATATGGGTTAATTCTTCAAGTTGATAAAATCTTTCCTGAGCCTCAATTGCGGCATTCATAACTGAAAGTGGCATAGCTGCTAATTCTTTAGCCGAATAGATCTTTACTGGTTGTTCCAGTGGAATTACCACCTCTAGCGGTGTGGTGGAAACGGAAATATCCTGTTTTCTTTTTGCTGCATATCTCACTTTTCACCATCCTTTGGCTTAACATAGCCTCCAAAAGAATCAACCAAACACGCCTTGGTTAAGCTGGTTACAATCTGCTGTGCTAACCACTGCGTTATGCGAAATTGACGAGCCATAGCCTCTGAAAATTCAACTTTGGTTACCGCCGCATTATTTTCGTCATACCCTTTGTTGCGTAAATTTTGCTTTTTCACCTCAAATAGGTGGCCAAGTACTCGCAATGCAGGCTCATAGAAAGATTGGATTTCACTTTGCTGGCGAGAATCTTTGATTTGGTGTGTAAAGCTGTTCATGACACCTCCGCTAATGCTTGCTCAGCGCTTGTTAGTCGGCGTTTGGCATTAAGTTCAGCAACTGTTGCTGTACGGATTTCTTTTGATGAAACCAGAATCAAATGTTTCTCTGATTTGATGGTCCATAAACTAGTCAAAGTTTTGTTTTTAACTTCAAACAAATCATTTGATTTGAAAGTACGGCACTCTTTAGTAAGCACTACAACGTCACCTATTAAAAAATCTGGTGAGTTGAGTTCGATTGGTTGTTCTGATAAATTGTTTGTGTTCATTTGATCCACCTCAATTGAATGCCTAACCACTCCTGTTCGCGCAGGTAGTGGTTTTTTATTTGAATAAAATCCGCATGTATTCAGGTGAAGTGAATGCATGTGCTAAATAAACTCGCGTTGCTTCTGCAATTTCAGGTGAGCAATACACATCACTCTCTTGCACAACCTTCAAACCAATGGCTGTCAACAAAAAGCTAATAAACTCAATCTCAGTCCAACCATTTGATTTCTTTTCTGTTTTCATCCGTGAAAGGATGCTCGCATCGACATTTATCATCTCTGCTACTTGTCTTTGGTTGCTAGCGTTAAGTGCTTGCAATATGAGCGATTCGTTATTGCTAGCGCTTGCAGGCAATTCATTTGATACTTTGCTCATGGGTAAGGTCCTAAGCGGTTAATGTTTCGAATTCTGAAAGTGATGGACAAAGCTCATAAGCTTTAAAACGACCTTTAGTTACACGCTCAGCGCGTAATGCAATCTTTTCGGACATTTGGTTTTTTCCTTTAAGCCAAGCATTTACAGAGGGTTGTTTTATAAGTAGGACTTGAGCTGTCTTTGTTTGGCCACCTAAGAACTCAACTAATTTTTCATAGATTGCGATGAGATTTTGGCTCATAACTATCAAACTCCTATTTTGATAGTTAATTTATAGTTATACCTATCATATGTCAATAGGTATGCCTTTTTGAAGTTTTATAGTTGAGCCTATAAAATCCAATTCCAAACAAATTAAGGTTTTTGTTATGTCTGATTTGGCAACTCGACTCAAAGAAGCTCGTACTAAAGCTGGTAAAAGTCAGTATGAAGTAGCTGAAGCAGTTGGTATTAAACAACCCACATATCAAGCCTTAGAAAGTGGTAAGAGCTTGAAGTCTGCTTTCCTTCCACTGATTGCAAAATACTTAGGTGTAGATGCGTATTGGCTAACTACTGGAAAAACTGAAGATGGTTTTTCCGAAGATGATTTTGTAAAACCTAAAGTGGTTCATAAAGGAATAGACAATTACATTTGGATTGACGTAGTGGAAGCTAATTTTTCATGTGGACCAGGTGAATCTATTGAATTTCATTTTGATGCAATCAATGGAGCAATCCCTTTTCCACCATCATTTTTTAAAGAAAAACGTGTCTCTGAGGATTGCATGCGTATCATCAAAGCTAAAGGTGATAGCATGATGGATTACATCAAAGATGGTGACTTAGTTGGTATTGATATTTCTCAAACTGAAGTTATTGACGGTGAAATATATGCTGTTTACTTCGCTGGTGAAGGAATGTTGAAGCAAATTTTTAAAGAGGCTGATGGGTCTCTAATTCTTCATAGTCTCAATGAAAAGTTTAGAGATCGAAAAGTTACTGATGAGAATGGAAAAAATTTTAAGGTAATGGGTCGTCAATTTTGGCGAGCTGGTTAATAAATTCACCTATAGAAACAATTTTATACATTTGCCCACCTATAAGGTGGGCTTTTTATTTATAGGTTTACCTATCAATTTAGAAATTTACACCTATCATTTTATAGTTATACCTATTGACACTAATAATAGATAAAACTATATTTGTCTCGTAGACAACAAAAAAGCACACCGACCGCTAAATCTGATGTGCTTTTGCAAACTGCGAGATCAATTATGAACGTAAAAGCTACCCCTTTCAACTCCTTTGCATTTGTCAGCATGGCTGCTCTTGCAATCTCTGGTGGTTCTTTAGTTGCTTGCCAATTGCAACCAGCTTTCCAAACAAAAGAAGCACCTACTCTTTTCACCCCTAAAACTCAATCAAGTACTTACGGTGTTTTAACCGCAAAAATCACAGGTAAACATTCTGGCGTTGCTGTAATTAAATTAGATAGCTTCCGTTTAAACGTTAGCTTTGATTTTGAAGTTCATCCAGACAGCTACGGCGTTCCGGGTTCTGAATTCACCGCTGTCGATATTACCCAACTCACTGTGAATGAAATCACTGACATTAACGGTAAGTCATATAACGATTTCACCGAATTTGAAGACATCCGCAACATCAATGACCTTCTAAAAGGCTTCATCGAACGTAACAAGTTGGTGGAGGTTTAATGATGTCTAATTTCAAAAAACATCCTGACGGCTACAAGTCATTTTTAGGCCGTGATGATAAGGGTCTCTACTCTGTCCGCATTGGCTGGCAAGTGTACGCATCTAATGCTAATGGCTCAGTTCTTTACAAAGTTAAAGACGGATTTAAGACGCCTTTAAATGTGTTCAGGTTCCAAACTTCTTATCCAAAAGTTTGGAATGAACTCACCCAAGAAATCGATTTTCAGCGCAGAAAGCAGCTCGCAATAAAGCTACGTGAAACAAATATCCCTACTTATGACCGCAAAGCATATAAGCAAAAACGCGGCTTCACCGGCGCTAGATGAGGATAAGAAAAATGACAGTTTTCTTCAAAAAGGCAGAACGCAAAAATGCGAAATTGCGCTTAGCTCTTGCTGGGCCTACTGGATCAGGTAAAACGTTCACGGCATTAGTATTAGCTAAAGGAATCGGAGGTCGTATTGCTGTTGCGGATACTGAAAATAGTAGTGCTGAACTATATGAAGATTTGGTGGAATTTGAACACGCCAATATTCAGCCTCCTTACACTCCTGAAAAGTTTATTGAAGTCATCAAAGCTGCTGAAAAAGCTAATTTTGATACCTTAATTTTAGACAGCATCACGCATGAATGGTCTGGTGTAGGTGGATGTTTAGAGATTGTTGATCAATTAACTTCTTCTACATTCAAAGGTAATTCTTGGGGTGCATGGAGCCAAGTAACTCCACGCCACCGTAAATTTATTGATGCAATGCTTCAGTCAAGCATAAATATCATTGTGACCATGCGCTCAAAGATGGAAACCATTCAAACCAACGATAACGGCAAAAAGAAAGTCGAAAAAGTGGGAATGAAGGCTGAACAGCGTGATGGCATTGAATATGAATTTACGACTGTTCTTGATTTAACTCATGACAATATTGCTGTCGCAACAAAGGACCGATCCCGTTTATTTCTAGATCCTCGCCAGTTAGGTGAACACGACGGTGTTTTACTAAAACAATGGCTGCTTTCTGGATCTGCAAATGCCTGTATTAATGGAAATCAATATTTAGAACTTGAGCATTTAATGTTGCAAGCGGGAATTGATATTGGAAATTACTGTGCAAAACGCGGTCTAAATAGCCTGCATGATGTAAAACAGCAAATTTATGAAGAGACTTGTGAAAGCATTAAAAAAATCATTCAACGTAATCATCTCGCTCAACAAGAGAACGAGCAACAACTCATCAAGCAGCAAGAACAGACTTTAGAAAATGAGTATCAACTTGCTTTAAAACACATCGAGTCTGCAATTCGTCTAAGTGACTTAGATTACCCAGCTAATTACTTCAAGGGAACTAAGTATGAACAAAACATTTTAAACGCCTGTACAGCTAAATCAGATATGGAAGGATGGTCAGCATGAATAATCTAATCACTGCAGCTGAAGCATTTGCAGCTCTTCAAAAAGGTAAAACAGTACTTTGTCGTCCAGCTGGAGACATGTTGGACTTTTCTGACTTAGATCAATTCCCCGCTTCTGTTTTTGGTAAACCGGGTTTTGAATTCTGCATCAAAATCGAAACTATTGAGCTGGCTGGCATTACATTCACAAAGCCATTAACTATTGATGAATATGAGGAAGGACAGGATGTTTTTGTAATTACTACATATTCGCCTTCTATTTACGTCGTGAATTTTAAAACCACCGCATTAATTGATTCTATTAACAGTGGCTTCGTTCAACGTGATGCAGAAAACGCCAAGCTTCAATTAAAAGCACTATCTAAAGCGTTAGGTTTTGAAGTTAGTGACGATTTAAGTGTTATTCGCCTAGGTGAGGAACCAAAAAAACAGCGTGGTAAAAAATCAAAAGCTGAGACACCAGCTAAAGTAATACCTTCTGAAGTTTTTCCTACCAATAATAAGTCAACGATTGTTATTACAGAACAAACTAATGTCACAGCTTCCGAGGATCTATTAACTCCAGTATCTAATGAACTTGAATCAGATCCAGAATATCAGAAGACATTAGATACCCTTCTCCAGCGTGTAAAAGACTCAAAAACACCAGATGAAGTAAATGCGGTTTATCGTTATACCCGCACATGGGATGACGAACAAATGAAGCCTATCCTTCTCGCCACTCACAAACGTCTTGAAGAGCTAGAAAAAGAAAAGGCATCTGCTAATGAGCCACCCTCTTTAATGGTTCAAATCCAAACTGCACCAGACCTTACAACGCTAGATGCTTTGGAAATAGACGTGGCTGCACGAGATCCGCAGATTCAACCGAAGCTAATGGGGTATGTGAGAAAACGCCGCTATGAATTAGAAAATCCAGCAGTTTCTCAACCAGAAGCAGAGCCTGATTATCTATTAGTGGATGGCTTCTAATATGAAAGATCAGTACAAGAAAGTAAGCCAAAAACACATGCTTGGTTTTATGTACTACTTGCAATTGCTGGGCTATGTAATAGTCCGGCAAGGCATGGATCAAGCAATGTTTCTAACCAAACATTATGCGGTACCAGTCGCTTGGCGCCGCATAACGATCGACTACAACAACCGTTTAAATAAACCAGCACAACAACTTTATAAAGAGTTTGTTGAGTGGACTAAAGAAGAATATGCAGAGATGGTGGCTTAAATGACAGGTAATGAACGTATCCCTTTTGAATCACAATTCAAAACTACAGAAATTTTTAAACGTGAAAGTGCTATTCGTAAAAATGACATCCTAGCATTCAGTGAAACAATGAATGGCTATTTCAATATTGTAACTAATGATGCTTGGCAGTTATGGAATAAAGCCAAAGCCGAGACGGTGCCAGAGAAAAAGATTTACTTAACCTGTGAGCAATTATATGCAGCAGCAAACTTTGGTGCACCAAACAAAGATCCAGAACTTTTAGAAACTGAATTAACAATTGCTTGGTTTGATGAAGCTCATAGCGGCAGTGGTTACTACGTTTATATAAGTGAGTATCCAGAAGAAGGTGCAATGAAGCTGGAAAGCGAATCGGGAGCTGAGGGATGAGTGAAGTAAACCAACGTTTCGAGCAAGTCTTCAAAGTTTCTATGGATGAAATGAACAAAGTAAATATCGATGTTTATGGCATTGCAATGGCAACTATTATGAAGCCTGCTTTAGTAACCATGAAGCCAATCTTTCAGCTTATTTATGAACAAGGTGTGAAAGATGGTAAAGCGGAAAGTAAGGAGGGGTAAATGTTAAAAGATCTGAGAAATCTATCTGATGCAGAGCAACAAGAATATTTGGATCGCTTCATAATGGCTAATGAAGAACAGAAGTTCCCTCAAGAAGTTGTGGCGCTTTATTTAGATTGCTCACCATGGACATTAGCCAGAATGCGTTGTGATCAATCATCACTGCCTTTTTCGAAAATTGGAAGACGTGTTTCATATAAAAAGAAAGACGTTTTAAAGTATGAGCAAAGCAGGACTGTGCTTAATACAGCGCAACTTGCAACTGTATAAGGATTCAGTTAAGAAATAATTGTAGTTTCCATGATAAATATTGGGTGACAAATAATTAAAATTGCAAAAAGTTTTAGTTGACACTTTTCAAAATTTGCAATAAATTTTGATTGCCCAAATCTCTTTAGGACTTAATTATGGATTTATCGAAGAATCCCCCTCCAAGCTATTATGATGCATCACTGAATGATGAAACATTAAGCTTTTTTGCTAACCATATGCTAGAAGTTTTTTCACAAACTACTCAAGATCTTAGTAGAAAAGATGATGATAATTACACTATCAGTTGTGCAATTTTTGGAAGATGCCGTAATAGGTTTGCTCGTGAAATTCGTAGTGGCAATGCCCCATCTCCAACATATTTAGAAGATTCTTCAAATAAATTCACCTTTAAAATTGGAAACACACCTGGTATCCGTTTTTTTAAAGAATCTGATCATTTAAAACCGAAAAGACCAAACTTTTTTAAGCAAAGTTACAATCTAGAATTATTTGAATCTGATTCAAAAGTTCCTGTTTTTTGGCGATTCATTTTGGTTCCAGCTAAAACTGATGACGAAGAAACATTTATCGCTTTTGTTGGTTTTAACCAGAAATTACAGCCGATTACAGCTTGGACATCTAATAAGACTTCTAGATTTATTTTTGATCCAGCGGCTATATTGCCAGAACCAGCAGAATTGAAACGCTATAATATTGATGATCTATTAGCTGATGATGATTTAGATGATGCAAGCGGAATCAAGTAAATCTTCAACAGCAAATAGGCAAAAGTTGATGAGAAAATGAATACTTATTTTAATGGTCTAGAATTGCGGCTCTTACGTCAATTTAATCATTTGTCTTTAGAGGACTTATCAATTCATGTTGGTAAGTCACGCCAATTCTTGCATAAAATTGAAATGAACCAAGTTGTTCCTACACCTGATTTAATTGATGTACTTAGCAACTTCTTCAATGTAAAAACGGATATTTTTTACAGTTCTCATCCGATTTTACAAGAAGAACAAATCAATTTTCGAAGCAACAAAACTGCCAAAATTTTTACAAAGCAATCAGTGATCGCTCAGGGTGAATATTTAAAAAGGTTAGTAGAATTTATAGAGGCAAATTTAAGGCTCCCTAAGTATTCAATACCTTCTGTTGAATCTGTAAAGAATTTTCAAGATATTGAAAATGCTGCGCTTCAATTTAGAAAATATTTTAATTTAGGGTTGGGACCTATTAGCGATATGACTCAATTAACTGAAATGCTTGGAATTTTTGTAACTACTTTTCCAAGTGTTTCAAGCGAAGTCGATGCTCTATCTATTGCATCTAAAAGACCAATCTTTGTTAATAACGAAATTAGTAGTACTTGTCGCCAGCGTTTTAATTTAGCTCATGAATTAGGACATCTTGTACTACATGATGGTTGTGTTACAGGTGACACTCTCACTGAGTCGCAAGCGCATCGTTTTGCTAGTGCTTTACTTATTCCACAAGAAATGATGATTTCTCATTTCCGTAATTGCTTTAATGGTAGATTTAATTGGAATAAATTAAGTGAGATGAAAACAAATTGGAAAATAAGTAAGGCAGCTTTGCTCTATAGAGCTAAATCTTTAGATCTTTTAAATGAAACAAGTTATCGTAGTGGCTTTATTCATTTGAAGCGTACTGGTGAGGCTATTTTAGAATCAGAAGATCATGAAATACCTAAAGAAGTTCCAACTTTACTAAATACATGTTTCAAAGCTTTAAGTAAAAAAGGAATTTCAGCAATTGATATAGCTAATGAATTAAATATATCTCTAGATCTATTAAATAAAATTACGCAATTAGATTTACAGCCACAAAATCCTTCTAAACTTAAATTAGTTATTTGATTAAAGGCGGTTTAGACCGCCTTTATTTCTTTTAATCTTTCTGCCCATACAGATTGATAATTAAAGCAATCAATCTTACCTTGATACACCGCTTCAATCATGTTCATTGAAGCTCTTAATTCCTCATCTGGAATTTGAACATATCCACCTGTCACATCAATTCTTGGTTTAGCCGTGTGATTAAGAAGTCTTTTTGTCACATAAATATTAAATCTTAAAAGGTTGCATATAGTGGCAAATGTACGGCGGAAATCATGCATTGAAACGTAATAGTCAACTTCTTTACCCACTCTATTCAATAATGTATCTACCTTAGTCGCATGCATATTCCACGAAGTAGGCATCTTAGTAGCTGGGAAAACCCAATCGTTTTCTCTTAATAACCAACGTTCACGCAAAATACTGTGTAGATGATCACCAATAGGAAAAGTATGATCTGAACCATTTTTGGTATCTCTAAAAGTTAAAGTACCATTTTTAATATCTACATCAGCCCACTTTAAGCAACATGCCTCCTGTTTACGGCATCCCGTATACATGCACATCAATACGATATCCCGATGCGTGTTTGACCTAGCAGTATTTTCCAGATTCAACTCATCTTCATAATGAAGCACCGCATTGTAATATTTGTGAATGATGTCTTTATGGAGATGTCTATCCCTACTTGCTATTTTATTCCAACCTCTGGTTACGGAAATAATGTCAACTGGATTACTTTTAAGAATCGGGTTCTCATCTGTTGAATAAAGAACATGAATATACTTCCATAAGGTACCTAAAAGAGATACAGCACCATTTGCTGACGACTCACTTACTTCTGATACCTCAATAAATCGATCCAGTACTTCTTGCTTAGATATCTGGAAAAGCTTTTTGTTGCCCCACCCCAAATATAAATCAAAGTACTTACGGTACTGCCTAATTGTTTTTGGTCTAAAGTCATTTCTATCAATATAAATTTGAAGAGCTTCATTCACTGTAATATCTAAAGGATTAGCAACATTCTTTAATTTGATAGGCTTTTCATATTCATTGTTTGAAATTTTCGCCAGGATCATCTGAGCTTTTGCTCGAGCATTTGTTGCAGGAATATCGGTAGTTTTACCAATTGTCACTCGATAGAGTTCACCTTCATGCCTCCTTTCAACAATATAGGTTTTACTTTTATTAGTTACCCGAACAGCAAAACCGATCAGTTCTGCATCTCTATATATTTTTTGACCTTTTTCAGTTAATGGAATAGCATCAACAGTAGATTTGTTGAGTTTCAT